CCAATGGTTAGCACTAATAGGATTGAATGTTAGGAATATCTGCAAGGGGTAAGTTTCCCTCGCCTGCCTCATTCTTACGTCAAGCTGATTGAAGTCGGCTTCCGATATTTCAGAAGCTTCTTCTATCCATATTCTCGTAACTCCTGCGATAGACTTAACTCTTTCTATGTCGTCAAGACCTCGGAATATGATGTTGTTCTTATTCTGTAAGCAGGTAATTTCAAGGGTTGAGTTGTTTATCTTGAATAGCTGTTCCCAGCCGTAATCCGCTATCCTCATTTTGAGTTCCTTGAATGTTGACTCTTTATGATCTTCCTTAACATTTCTTATTACAAGGGTTGTCATAGGCTCTTGTGCCACAACTAAGTCAAGAATCATCTTCTGTGAGATAGTGAAGGACTTTCCGCTACCACCACCGCCCATAAGGACAACGTATCTTGCGGGGGTTTCCCACGCCTTTTTGTAACAAGGAAGTCGATTGTTTTCGAGATAGCCTGAAATGTTGATTCTTTGCTCGTAAGCCATGACTACCTCCTAAAGTAAATAGCGAAATTACTCATTATTCATATTGAACAACTTTAATTGTCAGCTTCATCAATGTCGCTAAATCTATCATGTGTTTAGTTCCACGGCTTTCTCCGTTCCAAAACACAATACAAGCATCGGCATACTCTGCCATTTCGCGGTTTCTTATGTATCCCGCCCTCTTGCCATAAAGATTCCAGTTTGCAGGAAATCTCTTAATAGATATTCCTGTTTCACTCGCGTATCTTTCGCCCAAAATATCCGCACCCCTCGCTGTGCCACTAACAATCTCAACTTCATCGTTGTTAGTTTCCGCTAAGAAAGCGTCTAATTTACTTTTGAGAAGGGGATAGTCATTAAATTCTCGCGAACCCGCAATAATGATTTTGAACAAATTCTACACTCCTTAATTAAATAGCCCACCCCACCCCGTGGTAACCTATGCTATTTGCATACCCAACGTTCCGAAGAACGCACAACCTTTAATGGTACAGGGTTTATGCGATACCCTGATAAACGTCGTGGCTCAGCTCGGAAGCTTAAGCACTGATCCTACAAATTAAAGCCACCGTTTCTGGTCGGTAGCAACACCTAATGTGCCCGCACTCAAACTTTTAGTAAGAGTGACAGGAACCACCGTCCACTTGGAGCGACCAAGTTGTATTTGCTTTATTGACCCCACTAACCCACGCGTCAGGTTAGAACAGGGTAACGGTAGTGTGGTAAAGCCGATTTAGTTTAGTCACACTCGGCTTCTGATGTGAGCGAAATCCCCGAACGCGTTGTGCTCGGGAAGCATACTACTCTGTTACGAACCCCCGTATGCAATGGGTGCTATTGGAGCACTTAGAAGGAATCGAACCCTCAACAACCTGATTACAAAACAGGCACTCTGCCAATTGAGTTATATGTGCATAGTCGATTGACACTAAAAGCCTTCAAGGGAGCCAATCAATCCCCGCTCATTTCAGTCGCTATGGCAAGCGTATATGTAAGCCACATATAAGGGCACTGGCAAGCTTGAACCGCATGGGGTAACGTTCCCTCGGATAGTAACTTTTGCAACGGCTCTCACCGTTATGTTCAAGCAATGGCACGGGATTTTGTTTAGAAGGATAACCCCGATAACCTTTGTGTCGTCAAACGACCTTAATTAATGACTATTCCAAATTGCTTCTGTTATGAGTTCAGTTGTTCCCACGAAACACCACTTGTTACTTTCAAGAAAATCCACGAACGCATCCCAAAACACATCATGTTCAACCGGATTGTCGTCAAGAAGCACATGAATATCCATTGCAATGTAAGTAGTTGTTTTTGCCATTCTTTCTCCTTTCACAGTCTGCTACCGATTTTTACTTCTATATCCCTCGGACTGTCATAGAACGTGATAACAGGTATTGCTTTAGCTGTAGGTCTTGAACCCCAAGCCTCCGCATACGAATTATCCCATATCACAAAGTCGTTGCTGTTTACAAAATAGTGATTCACATGAATGTATCTATCATGGCGAACGTCACGCCTCATGTACCCTAACGGCACATCCGCAGGCATATGAGTATGTCCCGCAACATATACATCAGCATCAAGCGTTTCTTCAAGCTTCATCACGCCCGAAGTCTTGCCGCCTATTGACTTGCCGCCGCCTGAACCGTGATAGAAGAATATGCTGTACACACTCTTGTTCTTGTTAACTCCAACCCTCAGCCACACAACGCAAGTTGTCGGGCTGTATATGTCCTTCAATCCAAGTTCCGTTGCTATGAAGTACATAGGGTCAACCGAAGTGTCCTTCGTCATTCTCGCTTCGTGGTTTCCCGGCACCATACCAAGTATCCTGTCCTTAATAGGCTGTAAGAATTGCACCGCCTTCTCTATCTGCTTCATAGGGGTCATTGTCGCCCCGTACGGGTCGCTCTTGCTGTTCTTCAACGCCATGTTGACTAAATCCCCGCCTACAATTACAAAGTTGTTAGGGGCTGATAGAACCTTCTCTCGCCACTTCAACAGAAGCTTCTCGTCTATGTTCTCGCCAATATGCACATCGTAAAGAGGCATCACATTGACGCTTTCAAACGCTCCAAGTTCAGGATAAAGTTCTACCATTTGCCACCTCGCTTATATTCTCGACATTAGGAATAGAATCAATACCCCGAATACCGCAACCAAAACGCGCAGTATCAAGAGTTCATCGTTGTGTGAAATAATATAGTCGTTAAGAGTGTCTATGTTCTCCGTGAGGGTTTCAAAGTTAGCGTTCATAGCACCAACAACCTCGCCGAATTTATCCGCTGTTTTGTTCGCTATAACGTCAACCGATTCAGCTAATGCGTCAAGGTCTGCTCCTGTGTCGTTGTTCTGCTCGAATAGCAATTCGTTTGTCTTGTCGAGGGCGTCAAGCCGTTCCTCTATGTTCAATAGTGCCACCTTCCCCTTCGCCTGTATTCAATCAGGCAGATGATTACGAAAGCTGTTATGAGTGAGAGTATGAGTAGCTTGTCCTCGATGCTCATAGGTTTGCCCTTGATAGTAGCCTCGTAGCGATACCTGCTGTTGTGTATGAGATAAAAGGCTTGTTGTGAGGTTAGTTGCTTCATAACGCTCCCTTCAATCGAATACCTTGTTGAACATCACGCTGTATTCGCCATCGTTAGGCTTTATAACCGTTACTTCGTACATCGGAATATCGTCATACATTGACACTCTGCTGAATTGCTCGCTGTACCCGTAATAAGTCCTATATTCCTCACTACCGCTTAGCACCACGCTAATAGGCGTAAAGGCTGTAAATAGTGCGCCTAACGCTTGTAAATCCCAACCACCCATGCTTCTATCGTGTATCTGGATTTTGCCTCGTCTTTGTTCAGCAAATAGCTTTTCGAGTTTCATAGTTCTCCTTTCAATAGAAAAAGCCACCCGAAGGCAGCTTGAAGTTTTGAATCAAAAATTTAGCATTGAGTCACCGCAATACTTTAAGGGAGGGGGTTGTTAAATTGTGTCAAAGAGTTGGGAGGGAAAAGTTATGAGATGCAGTTATC